GAGCTGGCAAAGCCGACAGGCTTTGGCTGAGAGGGCAAGGATGCCAAAATTACACACAACTTATATTTTACCAGCAATTCCACCTAGATGCAAGAGTTTTTGTTATTTTTTCAGGAGGAGGAAAAGTAAAGCATTAAATGCGCCAAAAATTCAGCTTTTCTTTTGTATGTTTTGCCACAACACTAACAAGCCGTAAGGTTTTCCACCTTTCAGCCCTGCTTTACTGTTCAGTTTTGCCATTCTTTACCTGTCAGCCATCCTTCCCGCATTACGCCGTTTTTCTAGTGGATGTTCTATCTCATGCGGTCAACCCTAGTTCCCGTAGACATTGGCGGAACATTGCCGCCGCGCTCTTATACCCATGAATCTTTCGGGGGTAGTTGTTGATCCATGCTTCCGTCGCTGCGATTTCTTCCGGCGTGACTTTAGAGAAGTCCGTTCCTTTCGGGTGCTTCCTGCGGATCATGCCGTTCACGTTCTCGTTGCTGCCCCGCTCCCAGGAGGAATACGGGTGGCAGTAGTACACCTTTGTCCGCTGGCCGTCAATCAGGCAGGAACGCTCGATCTCGTCCGCCATTGCAAATTCGGTTCCGTTGTCCACGGTGATGCTCTTATATATAGTGCCAAACTTCTCTGCGCCCAGCTTTCGTTCTATGGCATCCAATGCCCGCACGGTCGTTTCCGCACGGCGGTTCGGAACAAGGATGATTTTCTCATTCCTGGTCTTGCGCTCGGTCAGCACCAGCAAAGCCGTGGTGCTTTTCTTTTTGCCGGAATATACCGTGTCCATTTCCCAGTGTCCAAATTCTTCTCGGCTCTGGATTTCTTCCGGGCGTTTTTCAATGCTTTCTCCCGCCGGCGCACGGGCTGCCTTTTTCTTCTTCACCTTTTTATATTCATTTTTATGTACACCGTGCCGGGGTAAGGCTTCCTGTGTTATGTTCAGAAAAACACCCTTCTTGATATAGTTGTAAATTGTGGGTATGGAAATGTGTGTTTTGAAAACTTTGCCCTGCTCCATCGCATAACCATACACCGCCGCCGGGGAACAATCTTGCTCCACGATGGTCCGCTCAATATAAGCCGCCAACTCGTGATCCTTACCGATTTTCAAACCCGGTCCTTTTTCGCGGAGGTTCGCTTGATACCGCTGCTCTGCAATATCTGGGCTGTACGTTTGGATCAGTTCCCAGGTTGTTCCGTTCAATCTGTCATAACTGCCCCGCTTCAATTCCCGGTATACGGTGGAAGGGTCAACCCTCAGCTTCTCCGCTATCTCTCGTGTCCTCATTCCTTCCTTTTTCCACTTCTCGATGCGAAGACGATCCGTAAAATTTAGATGCTTGAACACTCTCACGCCTTGTTCCTCCTTTCTTTTTTGGCGTTTCTTTTCGATTCAAGCGTAAAAGATACGATGTGCCGTTGTCAATATGCAGACTTTCCACATTTTTCACGGTTCCTTTGTGCAAAACTTCCAAGCAAAGAAAAAAGCCCCCGCCAGCAGCCCTAAAACAGGCTGCCAGCGGGGGCAGATTGTCCCGCCTTTCCTACATCAATACCCCGCGTGGAACGCAGGGCTTCGGAAAAAGCAGAGCAGGGGTCTTATTACAGCTGGTTCTTGTACCGCTTCAAATCCTCGTCGGCTTTCAGTGCCGCTTTGGTGAAGCTGTTATTGAACCAAAAGCCGGGGATCGCCGCGGCGATGGTGAAGCCAGCGGACACCAGCTGTTCAATGGTGCTGTTCTCAATGGGCAGGATGGGCTTTCCCATCGCAGAGAGCAGCTGGTTTGCCAGTGCCACCGTGAGGCAGATGGTGCGGGTAACAGTGCCGGCGGAAACAGTCTTCTCGGTGTAGATATGAGCGTTCATAATTCAGTTCTCCTTACTGTCCTGTTCGGACTTCTGCTTCAAAATTTCAATAGCCCCTGTCAATGCCTTAGGGATGGGAATACCCATAAGCCCGGCGTTTTCAATGATCGACAAGGTTTCGTTTGCGATAAAGGCAATGACAACGGCGTCCCTGATAAAATTCGATCCCATCACCGTATCGAGGTGGCAAGCCACCAACACGATCAGCAGGGTCACACCTTTACGGCACAGCCCTTTCCATCCTGCCCGAGATTCCAACGCACCGTTTTTGCTCTTGGGGCTGGCATGAAACACACCGGCGACCACCAGCCCCGTGACATAATCCACGGCCATAAAAAGAACCAGCGTGGAAAGTGCTGCATCCCATCCGCCGAACTGACTTGCGATCAGGCTTCCAACCAGTCCAATCATCCCGCACACTCCATTCTTTACTGCGTCACCCATCTGGATTTCACCTCCCGTACATCAACGTGAACGAAACCGTCCGTGTAGTACCGACCAATGCCGCCCTTGCCGGGCAGCAGAGTTTCGGCATAAGCGGCCAGTGCGTCAACCGAAACACCAGCGATCCAGATGTCAGCCGCTTTGCCATAAAGGTGCTGGCTGTGCTTGGATGCTTTCTTCTGCCTTGCGTTGTGGCTGGCGGTGCGGAAAGCACTATTGATATTCACCGCCTTACCGAAGTGATCCCGGATTTTCTGCAGCAGGGTCACAAGCTCGTCGTCGATAAAGATCGGGTCGCTGTGGTCCTTACACTGAAACTCCCGGACGTGAAAGTTCTTGCTCAGAGCTTTGCTCCCGTCCTTTGCATAGGAATAGGCTTTAATCGCCATCTTCAACATCTCCTTTCGGGCGCAGGTCTGCCCCGCACCCTCTCATGCAGCAGTCCACCATCAGCACACCAAACTCTGCTCGTTCAGTGGCAGTGTCCGCTCCCAGCGTTTCCAGCCTGTCCAGCAGGCTTTCGCAGAGGGCGGGCCAGCTTTTATGCTGCATACGGTTCACCAACGATCTCCGCATACTCTTCGGCTGTGATCCAGCCCTTCTTGACGGACTTTGCCACAGTAGCCTTGCTCCAAATGCGGTGATCGTAGTAGCTTTTGACATCGTGGAATTTCTTGCTATGTTCAGTCATATCCATATCACATATCCTCCAGGTCAATATCGCTGTTCATGGCGAGGTAATCAAGCTGTGCCCGTACCCGCATTTTGAACAGTTCATCTTCGGACAGTTCCCGCAGAATGAACCACCACTTGCCATCCGGGTTATCCTCGGGCGGGGTGATCTGTACAAGCTCTGCATCGTGCAAGGTGGCCGGATATGCGCACCCGACCATATCGCCGTCGCCGGCAGAGATATGTACTTCCGACAAATTGCCGTCGAACATATCCGCCGTGATCTCGGTCTCCGACTGGAAGTTGTTGCCGCCCAGCGTCAGGTTTTCGATCAATGTGCCATCAGCCAGCGCAACCGTCCATGTCCGTTCTTTTTCCATGTTGGCTCCTTCCCGAACAAGTCCTTAAACAAGTTCGTCATATTGTGAATTTGCTTCCTGCTCATGTATTTGTAGTTGGCGCAAATCCATGATTTGTAAGAATTTTCGATTTCAGCATAGATCATTACCCCAGCATCCATTTTCCGCTTATAGGCTTTGAGCTTCCGCCGCTCTCTCGTGATAGCTTTTGGGCTGATTTTTCGGATGATCCGCCCATCTTCTTGCAAAGAATAAAGCACTTGCAAGTGGCGATACTGGCCGGACAATTTACAGATGTGGGTTTTCTTTTCGTTGATGATGATTCCCAACTTTTCTGCCCACTGCCTGACCCCGGCCATTACCTCTTGCAAATGCTCTTTGCTTTTGTCGATGATGTAGAAATCGTCCGAATATCTTCCATAGCCCTTCACTGCACATACGATTTTGACGTAGTTATCAATGGGCACCGGGAGAAATATTCCTGTATTTTGTGAAACTTGGTTTCCTATATCTGCGCCCTTCCGCAGCATTTTCTCGCCCGTCAGGGCGGATGATGGAACGCCAACATTGAGCGTTGAACGCACCTTTTCATGGTACATTTTCTCGATTTCCTCATCTGCGAAACGGGAAACATCCAATTCAAAAGTGCGGAATGCCAACCGCAGTTTGTCCATAACATCCGCCAGTTCTTCCGGGTCTTTGATTTCCCGCGCAAGATACTGGCTGAACTGGGCCAATGCGACTTCATGCACAATGTTGTCGTAGTAGCCGGAGAAGTCCGAGAAGCCGATGTAACCTTCATTGGTGCCCTCCCGCTCATAGTATTTTCGCAGCTGGATTTCAAAGCGATGCCGATGAAACGCAACGCCTTTTCCAACCTGTGAAGACGAATTGTCGTACTGCAAATATTTTTGAAGCAGCGGTGTGAGGTATTCGTCGCAGGTAATGTGGTTCACCGCCTTGTCTGCGGTTGCTGCACTCGTGATATACCGTGCGTGGCCTCTTTCCTTGATGCCAAATTTCAAGCCCGGCTCAGGCTTATATGTGCCGTCCTCCATGGCTTTCTGAATATGCGCAGTTTCGAGCAGATGATTTATCTCGTATAACTGCGTTTTATATTTGAACATCGACGCTTTCATCGCTTTAGTTCCTGCTTCATGGATATAATTTGCATCTGTGTATTTACTCATAGCTCCTGAAATAAACTGCACAATAGCTCCATCGGTCATAACCGGGAACGTCACAGTTAGTATTTATCGCAGATTTCCTACGAAAGGATGACCTTTCCTTTCACAGAGCCGCACCGGGCCTTGCCCTTTGTGTGGTTGTGAAATCCAAAAGCCCGGCGACGGGGCGGACACCAGCCTCATTCGAGGCGTTGTTGTAGTTGCAATTCCCGTTGTTGTTCGCGTTGGCGAAATAGGCTGCCGAGACAACGTACAAAAGTCACCCTATTGTGTTATTATTTTCCTTCCATCTGTTTGAAACGCTTTGCATCTGATTTCCGCAGAGCTTTAATTTTGTTCACCAGTTCCTCAATTTTCAGAGCCAGCTTCGTGAACTTGTTAAAATCCGCAGGCAGAGCCTCCGCTACATACTGCAATTCGTCCATCAGCATCCAGCAGGCGGCAATGGCCTTGTCGAGTTCCAGCCGTCGCGCGTCCAATTCCAGCTGGCAGCTCGGCCAGATGGAGTTTGCCGCACGGAGGTGGAGCGGAATGTCGCGGGAAAGATCGTGCATCCGCTTTCGCTCCTGCTCGATCAGCCAAAGGTTGAAGTCTTGCTCCTGCTCCCGGATTTGTGCGACTGCCTTTTCTCGCTCCGGGCCTGCAGGGATGTACTTCGTCATGGCTTCGAGGTGTTTTTCAAACTTTGTCCTGCTATACCCAAAGGTGCGGGCAAGTTCCGTCGTAACCTCTTTGCTGATTTCAAGCGCAAGGTGGTGCGCTTCCAGTCTGGAAGGTGTTCGTTTGTGTACTGGTACAGACGTTTTCTTTCACTTCCTGTCCTGCTCTCAATCCCACGGTACAAGCCCGTGGGATGTTCGATCAGCCGATCAGCCCGGCGACGGGGCGGACACCAGCCTCCAGCGAGGCGGCGTTGTAGGCGCAATTCCCGGTGTCGTTCGCGCCGGCGAAACAGGCCGCCGAGACAACGTCTCGCAGCCAGCACCAATAACTACGGGTGAAGCTCAACCACGGTGCCAGCCGGAACAACGGCAGTTGGGATTTGGAGATCGTGTAGTTGTTCGGGATGTTGGTGCCATCAGAAGCGGGTGCAAAAATGTGGCTACCATACATCATGTTCTCATTGGGAAGCTCCACCGTGCTGTCGTACCAGGTACCGCCGGACGGTCTGCCGTTGGAAACGGCGTTCGTCAGATGCTCACGGTGGTTCAGGATATGGGCAGAGCCAAATGCAGAATTGAAGGTTGTTTTTGCCTGCGTCAGGCCATTCTTGTACATATCGCTGCCAACATAGCCGCCCTCGGTCGTGTTGCTGGCGTTCATGTGGTAGGTATACAGGTGGTTGCGAGGGATGATGACAACATGGTGCGTGGTGCAGGCTGTGTCGCCGCACTGATACCAGTAGTCAAAGCCAGCAACGAGGTAGTCTACGCCTCCGATCTGCCAGTAATCGCCGAGGTAAATGTCCTTGAACGTACCAGCTTTGATAGCCGCGGCCTGCTCTGCGGTCAGGCTGCTGCCAAGGTTCTTTCCGCGATAGATCATGTTGTGAGTGGCAGCATTGTCCATGATGCTGACAGCCTCACCGCCGCCGTGCATAACCAGCGGGCCAGTCAGCGTACCGCCGGACAGAGGCACATAGGTTTCCTTTGCTTCATCTTGCAAAGCCTTTTTGGTATCGTCGATTTTGGTGTTGATCTGTTTAACCTGATCGTTCACCATCTTCACGGACGCAACCGCGCTCGGGTCAACGGTCACTTTGATGTTGGCGATATTGGAAATTGCCATGACACCGAACAGTTCAATTACGAAGTCGCTGTTCTCGGTGTGGGACGGGATTTCAACGCCTCGGTCATCCTGCATGATAAGGAGCAGCGTTTCATCGCCGTCGGCCAGCTTTGCGTATACACCGACCTGATGCAGGATATAGCCCGCTTCCACATCACCGTTCGTGATCTGGATTTTGATGCGCTTGCCAGCATCGTTGCCGGTGCTGTCGCTTGCATCTTCGATGCCGAGGATTTTAAGGGTCTGCTTTTCCTCCTGCACATCGGTGAGGGCTGCCAGCGAAGCTTCCTCCGTGGTGCCAGAGCCGCCCACGGCCTTGGTGATCGTCATCGTTGCGCCGGACAAGACCTCAGACATCATATCCGTGCCGACGGTTGTAAAGACAGATTTGTTCCAACTCATGTATTCATGCCTCCAATTCTGACTTCAATTTGCTGCCTGTATGCAGCAATGCCCGCCGGAGCCAAGGTTGTTGCCTTGTGATCCGCCGGGCGAATATTTCCTTTGATGTAGGCTGTCATCTGCATCCGTATAGCAGCGCAGCCCACCGGGGCGTATGTGGCAGCCTTGTGGTCCTTCGGCAGCAGGATTCCGATGATCTTCGCCGATTCCTGCTGCCGGGTGCCCCACACTCCCGCCTTTGCGTAGGTCGTGGACAGCAATTCACGGGGGCTCAAGGTGCCAGCGATGGGCACAGCCACACGCTGGGTTGTACCGTGGTAGCCAGCACCGACATAGGCAGTGGTCGTATCGTTGAAGATCAAGTAGCTGATTCCTTCCAGATGCGCCGTGCAGCGGCGGGCGTATCCAAGCAGGTCTTCCATTCTCTTAATGGTATAGTAGGAGATGTCGGTGTTCTCCGTGATGTTGACGCGGAGCCGCCAGTGCCCCGGCGTTCCGCCGTAGTCGTACCACTCCACGATCTCCGAGTTGGGATAGATTGCTGAGATTGCCTGCTTCACCGCCCATTCAGTGCCGCAGTACCGCCGCACCTCCATGGCCGTCTTGATGACCCGGCGTTTTGTTTCCACCGGGTAATCATCCCGATACCAGTCCACCTTGAACTGAACCGCCAGAACATCCAGCAGGTCTTCCGGCAAAGAATCTATTGCGGTGTAGACGTGGATGCGCTCGATGACTTTCAGTTCTTTTTTCAGCCGCTCCCGATATACTGCGTCAATGACCTTAACCCAGTGCTGCTCTGCAATGCCGGGCGGCAGACCTTCCAAAAGGCCGGTATCACCGATCTTAATCATCTTCGATACCTCCGTAGGTGATCTTGCACTCCGTCACCTTCGACACCTGGATTTTGGACACCACGGTATCAACCGGGGCAGTCAGCCGCGGGCGTTTCGCCCCGGCCTCCCGCACCCGCATGATGAGTTCCGCCGGGTCGATGTCCAAGCCGATTTTTCTTTGCCAGGTCTTGTATTCCTCCACTGCTTTCTCTACGTTCTCCTGGATCAGTCCTGCATTTTTGACATTGCTGGATGCGATGTAATAGGTCAGGTTGATGCTGTACGGCACTTCCTCCGGGGGAACGCCGACCACAAGATCACCCATCGGCTTCTTTATGTCTGCAAAGTAGCGTTCCAGCTCTCGGCATTCTTCCTCCGTCGGAAGTCGGCCATCTTTCAGCAGGAAATAGATATAGACCGTGTACCCATCCTCGCAGATAGGCTTTGCGGCGGTGACGTCGCTGCGCCAGCTTCGGGCAAAGTATTCATACAGATCGACCGGGCCAGCCACGGACACATTGGACGGCGCAATGTAGGCACGTTCTGTCAGGGAATCGTCGTCCTCTTTTTCCACGCCGCCGCTGGTTACGGAGGTATTCTCCACCGATGCCACATACGGGATCGGGTCAACCAGCACGTTGATCTCGCCAATGGCAATTCCCGTGCTGTCTGCGCCGGCATCTACCGCCACCGCCGGAACATCCACGGTCAACTCACCAGCCGGAATCTCCGCATACTCGCTCGTGGTGAAATACCGTTTGTCTGCCGTCCTGGTTTGCGTTCCTTCCGGGATGATCGTTGTACTCGTCCGGGCAGCGGCCAGCGTGAACCGCAACACCGTGGTGGCATATCCAGCCTGCAGGCGTTCCGTTCCCACGAAAGGAACGAGGTTGTCCAGGTTTGCCCCGGTGCTTGTGGGCAGAAGTTCCGCTTTCAGAGCGTTTGTGGCATACTCGATCGTGTGATGGGATCGGTGCGCCAGTGTAAGCAGGACAAGCCGCGCCTCATTGCACCGTGCCAACGGGGTGCTTTCTGTTCCGTCAAGCTCCTTATCGAACTTCGCATACAGAGCCTTGCAGTCTTCAATGGCTTCTTCCAGCGTTTCAGCACCTTCAACTTCAATGTCGGGGAGATTTTCAAAAGCCTTGATCTTAGACAAGTTCGTACACCACCTTCGGGATCACTTCGCCGCGGACGACGTCGCTTTCCTGCCAGTCAACCCGCACCACCCGTGCCCGCGGCTCAAACTCTGCTGTCTTCTCGGTCACTTCCCGGACATACAGAGCCTTTGCCACTTCGATGGGCTTATCAAGAAAAACGCCCTGGTCGATACCAAGGCTGCGGTCACCCTCCTGGCTTCCAAGGGGGGTGGAGTACAGTGTGCGCAGGCACCGCGCAACATCCTGTATTTCCTTCTGCGTTGCGCTGTCTTCGGACAGGGCAAGCATCGTGTTGCTGATGTCGATCATACATACTCCTTTATTGTCAGGCTCACCTTGCACTGTACCAGCAGGCCGTGTTTTATCACGGCATCCCAGCTTTCACTTACATCGGTGATTCTGAATCGGTTTTCTGACAGCGGGGCAAAGCCGATGATGAAGTAGTGAACCTCACCGTCTTCCGCCATCTGCGTCAAGCGTTTCAGCATCTTGCGCGGATTCACGCCATGGGCGGCATCCAGCAGAATATCGCAGGTGTACTCCTTGAGCTTCGGGCCGACGTACTCCGGCTTCGCCTTGCCGTTGATGACCTTATGCTCAACCCACTCTGCGCCGGTGCTACCCTTGAAGTTGGAGAGGGTCAGCGTCCGCAGGTGCCCCACGGAGAAAATCACATCTCCGAAAATGCCAACATACATTTCCGCACCTCCTTACGTCGGTGGGCTGGTCTGATTGCCCAGGTTGCCCGTGTGCGTGTGGTTCACCAAAGACTTGCCAGACACTACCACGTCGCCACCGCCGCCGGTGATGTTCACCGTTCCGGCACTGGCCGTGATCGTGCTGGCGGACAGTTCCAGCGTTCCGGCAGCCTTGATGGTGATTCCCGCCGGGGAGTTTACCGTCACGGCTCCGCTTTCGCTGATCGTAACGGTTGCGCCGCCCACCTTGATTTCCAGGCTCTTTGCTTCGAGAATGTGCTTCCCGTCCACATGGTCCGTCAGTTCTTTTGCGTTTGCATCAAACTTTCGGTATGCTTGTCCATCCTTGTTGGAGAACTCCTTGCGGTAGATGCCCTTCTTGCCCTCCGCCGGTTTGATTTTATCGTTCCAGATCGTGCCCACCACCACCGCATCTTCTGGGCTATCCCCGGGGTGCAGCACAAGCACCATATCTTCCACTTCCGGCGTTCGATACTCCCGGTTGGAGAGAAACGGCACCATCTCGGTCACGGTATCGTCACGATCCGGGTAGTGAATCTCGCAAAGGCCGTTCTCGTAGTCGATGGAACTCACATAGCCCACTCTAACTTCGCTCATGCAAATTCCTCCTGTTCCACCTTGCTGGCCTTGACCTGGGTTTTATATCCGCCGGATGGCGAATAGCTATGTTCCATCTCGTCAATGAAGTATTTCCCGGCCATTTTCCCGAAGCCCACCACGTTGATGCACTGCGCCGATGCTCCCACCGGGTAGCCCGGAATCGTGAAGCTGATGGTCGTTGCGCCGTGGTTGGCGTTTTTGAGCTTGGCGATCAGCCGGGCTTTTGCGTCTGCCTCACTGCTCACCTTGCCGGAAAGTTTCAGCTGCCGTTCCTCGGTGCCCACCTTGACGTTGATATTGATTTTCTTGGTCTTGTTGGTATAGGTGTACACGCCGCCGGTGTAGGTGCCCGTCAACTTGGTACTCCACTTGAAGCTGCCCCGCTCCACGCACAGCGCGGTCGGATTCCCGGGCGGAGCCGCCTCGTATACCGTCCAGACCGCATCCTTCGCTTTGTACTTCTCCCGGTCATAGACCCACAGCTTTGCAGCGTAGACCTTGATAACCAGGGCGTAGGTGTCGCAGAGGTCCTGCAGGAATGAACTGTCGGTGGCATCCTGTTCCTTGGCGTCAATGTCGTGGTCGTCGCCGTCGAACTCAAAATCCAGCCCGTACCGCCCGGCAATGGTTTCCGCAATTTTCTTCACGCTGGTCTTTTTCCAGGTGAAGGTGCGGTTCCGTTCACTGAAACTGGTATCGTTCGGCTTTGCCACGCCGCCCATTGTCAGGGTGTCCGGGGTGCTGGAAAAGCTCATGTCGTCCAGCACAAATGCGCCGCATTCGGCACTGTAATCCCGGTAGCCGCTGCTCACCCCTCCAATGTTCCAGTCCTTGACTACGATGGTCGGGTAGAGTTTCACGCCCTTTTCCGGCATCCAGTCATTCTTCCACTTGTCGGCTTTGGCATTCACCGTAATACTCACGCTGTCGCTCTGCGATGCTGCGGCATCTGTATACCGAAAACTTTCAATGTCAGGTGCGATCTCTGCCGAAACATCTTTGTTTTCATATTTCAGCAGGATCGTTGCCTGACGGCCTTTGGGTCTCGCTATTGCCAACATCATGCTCATGCCCCCGCTTTCCACGGCGGCAGGGTGCCGCTCTTTTCAGCCGGGAGAGTCGGTGTTGACAGCACCAGCCCGGAATCGAACCGGGTAAATTCGATATACTCAGGATTGGCCTGCATCAGCCAGTCAGCTTTCAACTCGCTGCCGTACACGGTGTAGGCGATCTGATCCCAGGTGTCGCCGGACTTCGTTGTGTACTCAAGTGCCATAATCCATACGCTTCCTTTCCCGTTCGTACTTCTCCACATACTCACAGAACCGCTCGTACCCGTCATCCATGAGAGAACGCAGGTCTTCCGGGTCCATGCTTCCGTAAATGATGAAGTTCGGAGCGTAAACATAGGTGTTGCCGCTGGAACTGGTATAGCTTCGCTGATAGCCTCCCGTTCCGCCGGGCTGCCCGGAGCCGGAGTTTGTGCCATTGTCGCCCGTGATGGACGGCACTTCCACCTCCTGCTGGTGATCCCGCAGGTTTTCCAGCATGGCAAGGTTCTGCCGCGTCAAGGCCGCATCGCCCGCCGTCGGGAAGAAGGTGAGGTTGCTCAAATCGTAACCGTCCAAATCAGACAGTCGCTCAAGCTGCGCCTGCGCCACATCTGCCCTTCGAGCAAAGCTCAATGCCTGCTGCACTCTGGAATTATCCAGCACCTTCTGCGCCGTTGCGTTGCCCGATGCCGCTGCACCTTCCAGTGCATCCGCCGCATAGTTGGCAAGTTCCGTCGTGCGCCGGAACGCCACACCGAAGTCAGAGCCTTGGATCATAGCCGATGCAATGGGAACGCCCAGCATCTTGCCAGCCTGCATCCATGTGTCGATGTTCTGCTCACGCTGAGAGCGGCGGAAACTGATGATTGCTTCGGTTCCTGCTTCGCCAGCCAGAGACGGCCCATTGGTAAAGCCGCCGTCCGCAAACTTCGGCAGGGTCACTTCGGTCAGGTTGAAGCCGAACCGCTTTCCGCCCAGAGCGGGCACCCAATCGGGAACCGTGAAGTTGATCTTGTTCAGTGTGCGGATGATTGCGTTCACCACGTTCACCACAACGCCGACAATGCCCTTCACCAGCCCGATGATGCCCAGTACCACAGGCTCCGCCACCGGCAGCAGCTTACCGATCACGTCAATTACCGTCTTGATGGCATTCACAAGAACTGTGCCCACCAGACTGACGACGGTAGAAAGCAGCGGCATGACCGCCGGGATGCCCTGGTTCACAACAAAGCCGAACACCTCTACCAGCAACGGCTTGATGTGGTTCGCTCCAAGGTCTACAATCTGGCCGAACACACCAGCAAAGGACTGGATCAGCGGCATAACCGTCTGGATGGCGGGCATCGCCGCACCGAACACATCACCGAGATTCAGACCGCCGATGTTGAAGCCAGACAATTTCTGCTGGATGCTCTGCAGTCCTTCCGGGGTGGTGAGCTGGCCGAAGACCTGTTTGATTGTGTCTCCAATGCCAGAGATTTTCCCGGTGAACGCATCAAATACAGCAAGGCCGCCCTCGCCGAAAATCTGCCCGATGATGGTACGAACGTCCTCGAAATGATCTCCCAGCAGAGAAACCACCGCAACCATCGTGCCCAGGCTCGTGATGGCGGGGCCGAATGTGCCAAGTAACGACATAAAGCCGCCGCCCAGTTTTCCGGCCACAGCACCAATGCCGCCCGTCAGGTTCAAGCCACCTTTGCCAAAGACAGCCTTTGCGCCAGCACCAAGGACATTTCCGATGGTCGCCGTCGCCGTGCCCGCTGGGTTCGCCGCAGCGGTCATGGCATTCATCGCATTGGTCGGGATATTTGCCACATTGTTGATGTAACCCGCCGCCCCAAAGATTTTTCCGGCGACAGCCTGCATGGGCTTTTTCTTTCCACTCGTCAACGCATCTGAGTTTAAAGCTCCGATCACGCCGCCCGCCAAAGAACTCAGCCGTCCGGCAATGCCGCCCTGTCCAGAACTGTTTGCCATCCATGCGCCCATCTTGGCGGATTTCAGGATATTGCCTCGATTATCCCAAAGCCCCTTGCTTCCAGAAACCGTGTTCTGAAAGAGGCTGGTCGGGCTGAGAATCCCCAGCAGGTTGCCGACGGTGATCCCGCCGAACTTTCCGCCAGGGGCACCACTGGCCTTGCCGCCCAGCGTCAGGTTCTTCACCACGCTCAGTGCGGTGCTTCCTGCGCTATATGCAGCAGGAGCCATGCTCATGGCTCCAAACGCTGCAATAATTGCAGCAATGGCACCCGCCGCCTGCGGGCCGTTGTTCGC